GCTCCCTCAAGTAGACTACGCCTGGTGAGGGATTTTAGACATATTATAGGCCCTGTCTAGCATCTCCTCAATTCGTTTTCCAAATAATCAGACATATGTTGTATTAATGTCCGTTCCAGTTGTGTAGTCTTTGTTTCTGGTCGATACCTTCTACGTTCGCTGTCGCCAAGAGACAAATTACCTTTGCAGAATGTTTTGATACATTCCATTTCACCTGTTGTTATGTCAAAAGACATCATTAGTTCAGTAACAATGTAATCATCAATTTTAGGTCCATTACTAGTATGATCTATTAGTTCTGGATAAATTGGATTTATTTCGCTTAGCAGACTCATCGAGGCTTTAGTTCTAGAACCTCTCATCAAATACTCAGCAAAATCCTTATACATTGGTATCTCACCATAAATCTTTTTGTACATGTAACCAAGTGAATGGTAATATGTGTCTTTACAATGCTTGAACTTTGTCTTCCGGAACACTGACATGTTGTTCATAATTCTTCTAATATCTTGAAAATACATGAAATCACCTGCATGGTTTATTTGCAAGAAACGTCCACTGCAAAAATCAGCTGTCCAATGATCTTTTCGGACAAATAATTTTGCATCAAATCCAAATTTCGAAAAACTATTAACATAAGTAGTCATACCAGTCGGCAATTTTAACAAATTATCATCTCCATCAACTATAAAGTTGTAATTGAACGTGTTGTTTTCAATCTCAAAGTACCTACAAGCAACAAACATCAGGATTGAATTAAACAACCCAGTGTCCATGTCCCCGGAACCTCTCATAGAGTAAAAACTGAATCTGCAACCATTGGCTGTATAACCTGCTTTAGACATCTTAGCCCAGAACAATTTTTCAACTATCCTGTACTCATCGTCATTAAGTAGGTATCTCCAAAGTTGCAATTCAATATCCACTAACAATTCTAACCTTTGTGATGCTTCAAACTTACTACAATCACCTTCCAATATCCACTGCCCATGAATTAGATCTTTAAAACACTCTCCTCTTTGTAAGTAATTCTTACCTTTAGCAAATTGTGGTATGTTCATTATTGCATGTTCTAAAGGCAACGTGAACTTACTATAAGCTAAATTGAACCTGGGATCACGATTTATGATCATCCTAGGTGGTTTCAACTCATCGTAAAGTTCATTCTTAATGAATGCTCCACATTTGTTGTGTTTATTGATTCTAAATCCGGTGTCAGCAATCTTCCTTACGGCATCAAAGTATCGTTTTTTCATGCCACCCGTCCTACCCTCAAAGAATTCAGTTATTGTTTGAACTCCTTTAAAATGTGGTTTAATCTTTAAAGCCAAATCTAGTACAATTTGTTTTAACAATACCTTGTCATAACTTAAATTGAATGGTAATTGCTTTAAGTATCTGTTTCGTAAACCAACAAATTCATTATGAGCACAATTACTCATCATGAATTTATCTTTTAAAATCATGTTTGGGACATTCCAAATATATTCATATTTGGCAGGCACACAAACACTAAACAACGGTTCAGATACAAAAGGCAATTTCCAACTAGCCATCGGCTCTAGAGAAAATCCATGTTGACAGATGGTTTCCAGAAATCTTCTTGCGGGGAAACTTCAATCCGAGAGTAACCTATGACCAAATAGCGACGCTCGGATACGTTGCCATAAGGTTTCCTGTTTGTCTTCTTGATGCTCAACAACAATCAACTCAATATCTGTACAATTTGCTACTTTAGATATTGTCAAGTAGTAATTATTCAACATTTGAGGTGTTGCTTTGTGCATAGCCAAAGGCATTTCATCATTCTCCCATGCTTTAGCCAGTTTATGTAGGTGGGCTAATTTTGTCTTATAATCTGGATAAGACACATCCCTCCGTCTAACTAAATAACTGTGTAAACTCGGAATGATACAACGATCAGGTAATGTGTCGTATCTAAAACCTCCTTTCTTTGCCTGCTTTCTAATATCTTTAGAATTATGGTTTGCTGGCAAACTTGAAAGGAAATCCTGTTTTTTCCTACCAAAGAAGACACGTTTTACCCATGATGGTCTGTATTTAATTACAAAACCACTAGGTACTTCGTTTTTACCCGCCTTCTTTTCCACAACAGCTATGTTATCAATAACTGGTTTAGCAATGTCTACCTCCAATTGAACTGATCTTGTTTGTTCAATGTTAGGTAAGGATTTTGATTCATGCTTTATTTGATTAATCTGCACGATCTCATCTAAGACTTCACTGGTCACCTTTTTGGTCATTTTTGCTCCAGACTGGTACTGTCCTAAGTCATCATTTTTCTCCATCTTCACCACATTTTTTATTAAATGTGGTGCTAATGGTGCAAAACGTTTCTTAGCCTTCTCCACTCTAACAGTAACAGTTTCCATTTTTCCATCATTTGTGGTTGTTTCTTTTGTTACCTCAACCACTGTAGGTACAGGATCCGGATTGGTCTCTCTAGGAACCGATTTCTCTTCCAAACTATGTACTAGATCAAAAGCTACCAACACTTGTTTGCGGAGATCTTTCTTGTTATCAAATCCGAATTGGTTC